TATTGGTACGACTTTATTGGCGGTACAAAAACAACAAACGGTGTTGACACAGAAACACTTACATTTTTCCAAGTATTAGACCCACCTAGTATGAGTGAAATGGTACAAGACATTTCAACTAAGCCACATGGGTATGCTAAAACTGTATTTGACAGTAAATTATTATTTGATGATGTTAGAAGACAAACAAGAGGCGATTCTGTATTTGCAGAAGTAAAACAAGGAAGCCAAGTAATAGGTTTTAACAAAGAACTTGGTGCAGGCTTTGGTGTGTTACTACAAAAAGCAGAAGGCGATAGTAACGGTTACGCAATTACTGTAGACAAAGAAGAAGGCAGATGGCACACAGGCTTTACATTTATTAACAACAAACTACAAGCACAAAATGATACAATGTGGTTTGGTACAGGTAATGCAGACTTAGAGTATTCCACAGTAAGTCAGTTTGTTGAATACTTACAACCTATTAATACTAATATGTTTGCTAGTGCAGGATTTGAAATAAGCCGCACAGAAGTTGAAGGCTTTACAGAACAATTCAGTGATTACAATGTGAAAGTTGACAAGTTTGAAACTAATGATGCTAAAATATTTGCAGATATAAACTATCGTTTACATAGCAGAATAGGGTGGACATTGATTACTGCTGGTGTTGACCATTATGAATCTATTAACGATACTAGTATTAGGTTTGCAGATGTAATGACATATAAATTTGAAGATGAATTAACAGTTGGCAAGTTAAGTGTACAACATAACTGGAATCAGTTCTATTTTAAAGGAAACTTTAATACAGAAAGTTTAAATAGTTTTGAAGTTGGATTTAATTTACGTTTTTAACAATCCCGATAGTGATTGGCTGATGCAATGGGACGCCTGAGATAAGCAAGACTATCATAACAATGAAAGATGAAATATGAGACAAAGAGTTGTTAAAAAAAGAACTAGCAGACGTGCTAGTTTTTTTATGACTTATTCTCCGAGCTCTTCTTGGTCTACACTCTTATCGCCACTCTTTATTTTATTAAATTTGTTTAATGTTTTAATAAGGTATTCGCGTTCTATAGGAGACAACTGCCAGGCTTCAGTATATGAAACGGCACCTTCACTGTAGATAGTGAGCTCTGCAACCTGCTTCAGAATTAGTTTTTGGTCTTTATCGAGTTTGCCTAGGAACCCGGAAATTTCCTCAGGTTCGGCTGTGCCTAGGAACCCGTGAAAAAATTTACTGGATCGAAGTTAATAGGTGCAACAAATTCATTTTTACATTCTTCGCTCTCACACACTACGCCTACTTCGTTTTTCACACCTTTTGCATTTACAGTATTGATAAACTCTTCAATTTCTTTACCAGTACCGTTATCTGTGTTTTCTAAAAACTCTCTGATAATACCCTTGTCGCTGATTTGAATTTGCTTACCTTCTGCATCTGTATAATAAATGTTCTTAATACTATCAATCAAAAGCTCAAAGTTTAAATCTGCAAGTTTAACAAAACTATCGTTAAATGCACTTAATCTATCCATGTCGTTTGACATCTCTGAAATGCTTTGCATACTTCTTGTACTTTGGAAACTGGCTACGCCGGCTTTAATAGTATTAGAATAACTAAAAGGTAGTGCTGTAATTTTCAAACCATTTGATATATCAATGGAGTATTCGCTATCTAATTGCTCCATAGTTGAAAGACTTTCTTCAACACTTATGTTTACATTAGTGATTGTTTTACATTCTGGACACTCAGCATTAACTTCAACTAAATCTCCTCCACTTGCTCCTCTAATTGCAATTAGTAGTGCATCAACATCAGCACTAAACAATTTTTTAGGGTTTTTAATATCTGGTACGCAACTTTTAATTAAAGTAGCGACTGCTTCACCATTGAGTAAAGCATCTGGATTCTTAAGTACTAACTCGTCCTTTGTAGTCATTGGATAAATTGCAAATTCACCACTCTCAGGTACAGTTAATACATCAGCATCGTAGAACTTTCCACTTGATGGAATATTTGTCCATAGTTTAGGTGCTCTAAAATAAGCACTTAATGGATTTTGTATTTGCTCTGTCATTTAATCTCCTGATTATAATATGAATTAAAACAGTATTTATTACCATTCGTTAAAACTAGTTATAATTATCAGTAACCATTAAATGCAGTTTTAATGAAATGTGATAAATATCAGTATGGCAACCATTACAATGAACTTAGCAGACGGAACAGCAATCCAAGTACCTGAGTGGGCATTGGAAACTACCCAACAGGATGTACTTAAAGAGATTGGTAAACTTGTTAAAACCACAGGTGGTACTACAGCGGCACAAGAAAAAGCCCAAAAGGATGGAGAAAAACTTCTAAAGTTACAACAAAAAGAAGCCAAAGAAGAAAAAGGCAGAGCCAAAGAACAAGAAAAAAGAGATGACAAACAGTACAAGTTAGACAAAGAGCATAAAGCATCAATGGACAACTTGTCTGATGAGATGAAAAAGTTCAAAGCCGAAAAGAACAAATCAAACTTTGATAAAATTATAGACGACTTTGAAGAAACTGGTGAACAAGTTGGACGTTCATTGTTGTATATGGGTGAAAAAGCAGTTGCTGGTGGTTTAGCAATTGGAACTGCATTAATAAGTGGCTTAGGTTATGTTAGTAATGCATTATTAGGAGCAGGTGATACTTTAAACCAACTAAGTGATGTTGGTGTTGGAATGAATGGCACCTTTGCTGGTGTGGCTCAAAATGCTACAGCCGGTATTGCCGGATTGGCAGGACTTACAGGAAGTTTTGGTCAGGCGGCAGAATTAATACACAAGAATTCAAATGTAGTTGCTACACAAGGCTTTGGTAGATTTAGACAGTCAATGGACTTTGCATCAGATGTATCAGAAGAATTAGGCATGAGCTTCTCAGACAGTATGGAAATGTTTGGAGAAGCATTAAGTAAAAGACAAGCATCTATGAACTTACAAAACGTAGGGCAAGGTGCATTAAATAGAACAATCTCCACCACAATTAAAAGTCAAAGAACATACAGTATGGCACTTGGTATTAGTACTGACCATTTACAATCATTTGTAGACTCTCTAACTAGAAATAACGGACTACTTAATTCAACATTATTAGGTATGAACGATGGTATTCGAAACGAAGTAATGGGTGGTATAGAAGTATTTGCAAGTGGTATGGCTGGTTTAGGTGGATCAGCAGGTGAAGGAATTGCGGCGGCATTTACTAAAGCGGCATCAGCCGGTGCTATAGGACTTAGTGATGAAGCAGTAGGCTATGTCACAGCACTACCAAGTTTAGCAGGACCAATGAACGAGTACATTAGTGCGGTACAAAACGGAACACTTAGTCAGTCACAAGCACAAGATATGGTTACAGATTTAACAATGAACTTGGGTAATTTAAGCCAAGGTGAAAAAGCAAGGGTTAAATCATTAGCGGCAATTGGTGACCAAGACGCAGAGGCATTAGCAAATGCCATAACGCAATTTGAACAAAGTGAAGATAAAATGAAAGAACTTAACGAGCAGTTAGGTACAGCATTTGATATGGACACAGTTCAAAAAGGCACAAACGAATTTAATAAAGTATTGAATCAAGCCAAAGGCGGATTCAGTAATATGTTCTACAGTTTATTCAGTAATCCAGAAATTACTAAAGCATTATCAGATGGCATGAATGACATTCTAGCAATATTTGGTTTTGCTACAGACGGTGTAGGCAACAAAGCAATGGACATGGGCAAAGCAGTTGAGAAATTTGTCCCAATGATTAAGAGTGTTGTACAAGGTGTTGTAAATGTATTTAAAAATGTTGCAGAATTTTTTGCACAATATATAAACGCAGACGGCATGGACTTTGGTGGACTAATAAGTGCTATGCTTGGCAAAGCACTCAAAGGTATAATGAAGTCATTACTGTATGCAGTACCAGGTTTTATAATGGCTATCTTTGCCGTTGGTTATGCAAAAAATTTATTTGCAACAGTACTACAACCAAAAATGACACAATTTATGGATGGGCTATTCAAAGGCGCAGGCAAAATGGCAGGTTCTGTAGCAAGTAAAATGAAAGGATTTTTATCCAATGTATTTGAAGGCAGTAAAGGCATGGGCGGAAAAGTTGCCGGTATGGCTAAATCTACTAAAGACTTTCTTGCACCTGCGGGTGGAAAAGTTGACGGTATTGCTGGAAGAATAAAAGCAGGTATTACAAGTAAGTTTGGTTCTGGCGGAGGAGCCGGGGCGGCAACAACATTGAATACTGTAGAAAGTAAAGGCTCGGAACTAACCAAAAAAATGACTAACAAAATGACCGGCGGTGGAAAAACCGGCGGCTTCTTAAAAACTATAGCAGACGGTGTTAAGAAATTTGGCGACAACAAAGTAGTAAAAGGTGCGGCAAGTTTAGCCTTACTAGGTGGCGCAGTAGCATTAGCGGCAGTAGGTTTAAAACAATTTAACGAAGTTGACTTTACATCACTAATTAAAGGCACATTAGCATTAGGTGGATTAGTAATGCTAACTAAGTTCTTAGGTAAAGGTTCAACAGCAATGATTAAAGGTGCGGCGGCAGTAGCCATATTAGGTGCATCAGTTGTACCACTAGCATTTGGACTTAACTTAATGAAAGATGTTGGCATGGGCACACTTGCTGTATTAGGTGTAGCATTAATAGGACTAACAGCGGCGGCTGTTGGTATGGGACTAGCATTACCGTTTATACTAGCAGGTGCAGTAGCCATTGGAGCATTAGGACTTGCACTTATACCGTTTGGGTTAGGACTTAAAATAGTAAGCACGGCTTTACCAAGTTTCACAGAATCATTAGCAACATTATCAGAGATCAATGGCAAAGGTTTATTAGTTTCGGCGGCTGGTATGTTAGCAATTGGAGGTGCTATGGCATTAATGGCACCGTTATTACCATTTATGTTAATTGGCGCATTAGCGGCACCGGCTATTAAGTTTATGGGCGAAGCATTGCAAACATTTAATAATGTAAACTTTGCCAACCTTGCATTGGCTGGAGTTGGCATGAAAGCAATAGCAGAAGGCATGGCGGCTATGAGTGGCGGATCATTGAAGTCAAGCATAATGGATGGCATAGGTAGTATATTTGGTGCAGATAGTCCTATGGACAAACTAAAATCTTTTGTAGAAGGATTCGAAAGTATTAATTTTGAAGCAATTCATTTAACAGCAGATGCATTATCAACATTAAGCGATACATTATTTGAATTAAAATACACATTAGATGGTATGCCAGTATTACTAGATGGACTAGTAAAATCAGTAGACGGTTTTTCTGCAGGCTCATTAGTTAAACTAGCGGCAATTAAGGCACTAGGTGCCATCGGCGGCGGAGCAGGAATGGAAGGTGCAATTCAAGCCAATACGGCGGCACCCACAACTCCAGCAATAGTAGGTACTGGTGGCGGCCCAATGGGACAAGCACCATTAGACGGTGGCTTTGGTCCAGGTATTGCGGCTCCATTTGGAGCATCAATGAATACTCCGGTAACTCCAGCACAACCATTCTCAGCAAGTTATGGTGATGACGATGATGACTTTAGCGGACCTAACGCAACAAAAATTCCAGATGGCATGCCAAAGGCTAAGTTACCAGATCCAAACGATCCAGACTCCGATATGAATTCGCTAGACCAAATGGCAGAAATTATGCATAGACAGTTAGCAGTTCAAGAACAACAACTAGCAATATCCAAAAAACAAAACCGTAACATAGAAGGCTTAGAAATCTAGTTACCAGTTTTAAGTTGACTTAATTCCTAAATAGTGATAAATACATACATAATAAAGAGGAATCTATGGCAACTTGGCGTAAATATTTTAATAGCAGTAGTAACAGTGGCTTACCCGTTAATGTAACAGGTACCCCAACTGATGGCTATGCTACAACTCACTCACGTTATAGCAGTTGGCTACCAGAAGTATATGCTGGTTCGCCTAATAGGCTAATGAGGTACATTCAGTATGACCAAATGGATAATGATTTGGAAATTAATGCCGCATTAGATATCTTAGCAGAGTTCTGTACACAGGACGATGATTATACTAAACTACCTTTTGTGTTTAAGTTCAATGAAGATCCTAGCGATACTGAAATGAAAATTTTAGATAAAACTTTGGATCAATGGTGCAACTTAAATGACCTAAGACGTAGAGCATTTAAAATGGTTAGAAGTACATTAAAGTATGGAGACCAATTTTTTATTAGAGATCCAGAAACACATAAGTTATATTGGACAGATCCAGCAAATGTAGAAAAAGTTGTTGTAAACGAAAGTAAAGGTAAAGACATTGAATGTTATTACATTAAAAACTTAGAAGCCAACTTTGACGAACTAACGGCAACTAGTGCCGCTAGAATACATGCAAGACCATATGGTGCTGGCGGCGGAATGTTATCAGGCGGTAACATTGGTGCTAGTGCAGGTAACTATCAAACTAACACAGGCGATACAGGTGCTAACTACGGTAGCCCAGTAGATGCTAGTCATGTTGTACACATGAGTTTGACAGAAGGCATGGATCATAACTGGCCCTTTGGTATTAGTATCCTCGAACCAATTTTTAAAGTTTTCAAACAAAAAGAATTACTTGAAGACTCAATCATTATTTACAGAGTGCATAGAGCACCTGAAAGACGTGTGTTCTTTATTGACGTAGGTAATATGCCTCCACATAAAGCACAACAGTATTTAGAAAGAGTAAAATACGAAGTACAACAAAAACGTGTTCCTAACAAAAACAAAGCAGGTGAGAATGTTGCAGATGCGGCATACAATCCAATGAGTATGTTAGAGGATTATTTCTTTGCTCAAACGGCAGATGGTCGTGGTAGTAAAGTTGATACATTACCAGGCGGTAATAACTTAGGTGAGATTGACGACTTAAAATACTTTAACAACAAATTGTTAAGAGGATTAAGAGTTCCAAGTTCTTACTTACCTACAGGACCTGACGATGGCACAGCACAATACAATGACGGTAAAGTTGGAGTTGCATATATACAAGAATTCCAATTTGCAAAATACTGTGAACGTTTACAAAAGCAACTTATTAGACAATTAGATAGAGAATTTAAACTGTTCTTATCTCATAGAGGTATAGACATTGAAAATAGTACATTTAGTTTAGAATTTACACCACCAAACAACTTTAGTTCTTACAGAGAATTAGACTTAGATACGCAACGTGCAACATTATTTGGTAGTTTAGAAGCAGTACCTTACCTATCACAACAGTTTAAACTTAAAAAATACTTAGGATTAACTGAAGAAGAAATGAAGGATAACGAACTTTATTGGAAACAAGAGAATAAATACAATAGTGATGGTGCCGTACCACAACAAGATAACGTAGGGTTAAGGAATGTTGGAATACAAACTCCGCCAAGTTCGGACTTTGATTTAGATGCTCCTGTAGAAGATATACCAGATCCAGCAATGGATGTTAATTCACCCGATGTACAAACAATGGGACCACAAGGCGGACCAGAAATGGGACCAGGAGCAAGTGATATTTAATGAGACTAGACGAATTTTATAATCCAGAAAATGACAAAGCCACACCACGTGACTTTGATGATACTCGTAAGGGTAGACTTACTCTCGAAGCCTTAAACAAACTCCGTAAATACAGAGAACTTAAAAAAGCAGAGAATATAGAGCATGAAGCATTTGCATCTGTTATGTATTCTAAACAAGCCGCCCCAACATCAGACTTTTAAATGAAACTGGCGGTATGTGGATGCTCATGGTCCAGTCGCGATAAAAAACACCCCAATTTAGAATTCGGACAATTTGTAGCAGATTACTTTGATGCTGACTACACTAATTTGTCTATACCTGCCTGTACTAATTTTGGTATACGTTTACAAATAGACCATGCAATAGATGTACTGAATGCAGACTTTGTAATAATAAATGCAACAACACCCACAAGAATAGATTTTAAAATTAATAATAGTGATAGATACACACATGAAAATGGGTGGGATAATATCGATAAAACACTATTAACGGATAGTATTGGTTCTGTGTTTCAAGACGATTTAGATACTTCTTTTGAAGATAATCATATAGCAGAACGTTTATCTAAAGTAATGAATGCAGAAACACATGCATTATTTAAACAGTACTTCTTACACTTTTATGACCCCGATATAGAACGACATAAACAATACTACATACTGCAAAACGGTTTAGATAGATTAATTAAAACTAACACACAGTTCATATTCAGCCCAAATACATTTGAGTGGGCAGAAGGTATGAGTATGTCTAACTCTTTGTTAGAATACAATTTAGAGCCATTTAAGTGGGATATACCAGACAGTAATTTATTAGAAAACGGCATAGCAGAGTACTTGCATGTATGCGATGAAGTGTATGGTAATTGGGAAAATAGTCCTGGTACAGAACTGGCAAATCACCTACCTATAGAAAGCCACATTGAATTCAGCAAACATGTTATAAACCATATAAATGCAAACAAGTTAGATAAATAACATTACATAAAACATCCATACTGATACTGTAGACACAGAAAATCAGACACTTCTTAGGCATTTTGAGTCAAAAAAACACTCTTTTAACGCCGATTAACACATACTATATAAGTACAACTACAGCAATATATCCAATGGAGTATCTATTGGGTGTTATGAATATAATTAATTATAGGAGCTCATAATGTCAGAACGCAGTAAACTAGAACAAGTTTTAGAATTTTTGCTAGCCGAAGATAACGATCGAGCCGAAGAGCTACTACACGAGTACGTCGTAGAAACAGCTCGTAAGGAATACGAACGTATCTTAGACGAATCAGAAGTCGAAGTTGAAGAAGCAAAGACTGAAGAAGTAGAAGACGAAAACCTAGAAGAAACAGCAGAAGAAGATGAAGAAGCAGTTGAAGAAACTGTGGAAACTGAAGAAGAAGCAGTTGAAGAAGAAATTGATATAGCAGACCCTGAAGCAGATTTTGTATCAGATGTCGGAGAGGCAGATGACGAAATTGAAACAGACGAAATTGGTATGGATAGCGAAGAGGAAGAAGGTGGAGAAGAAGAGTTAGAAGACAAAGTCGACGAACTTGAATCCGAACTAGAAGACCTAAGAGCAGAATTTGAAAAACTAATGGGTGATGAAGAAGGTGACGCAGGTGATGATGCTGAAGAAGTGGAAGACGAAGTCATGGATATGATGGACGAGCCACAAGAAGAAGCAGTTGAATATGATTTAGACGAAGCAGAAGAATCAGAAGAAGACGAAGTTGTTGAAGAAGCAACTAAGTTATCTGATAACGTTGCAGACCCTAAAGGCGGAGACGCAGACAACAGTGAATCACCATTCACAAAGAAACCAAAAGAAACCAAAGTAACTGGAGCAGGTAACCCTGTTAAAGCAACTGATGGTGGAGATGGAAACAAAGGCGAATCAGCAAAAGATAGCGGTTCACCAGATAACTTAAACGTTAAACCTGCAAAGGCTTAATTAACTTTTTGTAAAGGAAGAAATAGTGCGTAAATTATACGAATATATGAGTCCAGAAGCATCTAAAATTCAATTACTTGAATCAGACGATGGCAAAGACTTGTTTATGGCTGGATTATTCATTCAAGGCGATGTTAAAAATCAAAATGGAAGAGTATATCCTAAAGATGAAATTCAACGTGCTGTGGAAAACGTAACAAAAAGACTTAGCGGTGGTGAAACTGTGATGGGCGAATTAGACCATCCAGAAGAACTACAAATAAATCTAGACCGAGTGAGCCATATCATTACAGAAATGCAATGTGATGGTTCAGACGGAATGGGTAAGTTAAAAGTTATAGATACACCAATGGGGAACATTGCAAAGGCTTTATTAAAAGCAGGTGCAAAGTTAGGTGTCAGCAGTAGAGGAAGTGGAAACGTTAATGAATCAGGTCGTGTGTCTGATTTTGATATCGTTACTGTAGATATTGTTGCACAACCAAGTGCCCCAGACGCCTATCCAAAGACCATTTATGAGTCTTTGTTTAACATGAGAGGTGGTAGCATGATATATGATATCGCCAAAGACTATACACACGGTAAACAACCTGGTGCACAAATGCACCTAGATAAAAGTATCGTTAATTTTATTAACGATTTAAAATTGAGGTAGGAGACTACTATGGCAGAAAAATTTGAAGACTTAATCGAATCAAGTGATTTGAATGAAGAAATTCGTTCATCAATCGTTGAGGCATGGGAAAGTCGTCTATCGGAAGCCCGTGAGGAACTTACAGCAGAATTAAGAGAAGAGTTTGCTCAAAGATATGAGCATGACAAAGGTCTTATTGTTGAGGCAGTTGACGGATTTATCAAAGAAAGAGTTGAAGCAGAAATGATTGAACTCGCTGAAGATAAACAAGCCGTTGCTGAAGAAAGAGTTGCTTACAAAAAGGCTGTTAGCGAACACTCTAAGAAATTAGAGAAGTTTGTTGCAGAACAACTAGCAAAAGAAGTTAAAGAACTTAGAAATGAGAGAACCGCAGTCGGTGAACATGTTTCTAAACTTGATGATTTTGTTGTTGAACAACTTAGTGGAGAACTTAAAGAATTCCACGAAGACAAACAAGCACTAGTAGAACAAAAAGTTAAGATGGTTACTGAAGGTAAAAAAGCACTTACAGAAGCCAAAAAAGACTTTATCAAACGTGCCGCTGACAAAGTCGAGGCAACTGTAAACACTATCGTAACAGAGAATGTTAAACAGTTCCGTGATGACATCACAGCCGCAAGAGAAAACGATTTCGGTCGCAGAATCTTTGAATCCTTTGCAAATGAATATCGTTCAAGTTATTTGAATGAAACCTCAGATGTAAAAGATTTGGAAAAACAAATCGCTAATGTTAAAGAGCAATTAGAAGAAGCAAACAAAGAAGTTGAAGCGAAAGCAGAAGCAACTAAGTTAGTTGAATCAAAATTGAATGTAGCAAATGACAAGTATGCTCGTAAAGAGACTATAGACTCATTGCTTAAACCTTTAGCAAAAGGCAAAAAAGAAATAATGGTTGACCTTTTAGAGAGTGTTAAAACAGAAAACCTAGAGAAGCAATTTAATAAATATCTTCCAAGTGTTTTAGACGGCGAAACATTACCTAAAGAGTCGCGAAAACCATTAAATGAATCAGTGACATCAGAACACACTGGTGATAAGAACGTTCAGCCTTCAACTGAAGATGAACAGGATATTGTCGAAATTGAGAATATCCGTAAATTAGCCGGACTTTCAAATTAGGAGAAAACAATGGCAGAATTATTTGAAAGCAACTGGTCAGCAACCAAGGACGCACTTTTAGAAGGTCTTAACGGATCTCGTAAAAGTTCACTAGATGTTGTTCTTGAAAATACTAAAAGATATCTTCAGGAATCAGCAACAAGTGGTGCTACTCAGGCTGGCAACGTTGCAACTTTAAACAAAGTAATGTTACCTTTGATTAGAAGGGTTATGCCTTCAGTCATTGCTAACGAACTCGTAGGTGTACAACCAATGAGTGGTCCAGTAGGACAAATCCATACACTAAGAACACGTTATGCCGAATCGGCAACTGGCGTGAATCCTGGTGATGAGGCATTAAGCCCATTTAAGATTGCGAATGCATATTCTGGTAACCCAGATGCAACAGCGGCTTCGGAAGGAACTGCTGGTAAGAAATTATCAATCCAAATCTTAAAGCAAACTGTTGAAGCAAAAACTAGACGTTTAAGTGCAAGATGGACATTTGAGTCAGCTCAAGATGCCGAATCTATGCATGGTCTAGATGTTGAAGCAGAAATTATGCAGGCTCTAGCACAAGAAATTGTTGTTGAAATTGACCAAGAAATCATAGGTTCTTTAAGAACTCTTGCTGGTTCTGGTACAACTTTAGACTTTAACTCTGTGACTGGTACACAAACTTATGTTGGTGACAGACACGCAGTATTGGCTATTGAGATCAACAGAGCGGCTAACAGAATCGCGGCAAGAACAAGACGTGGCGCAGGAAACTATATTGTTGTTTCACCAGAAGCATTAACAATACTACAATCTGCATCTACTTCAACTTTTGCTAGAACAACTGAAGGTTCTTTTGAAGCACCTACTAACACAAAACTTGCAGGAACACTAAACGGTTCTATTAAAGTTTTTGTTGACAGTTATGCGGCTGACGGTACTAAAGTACTTGTTGGTTACAAAGGATCAAGCGAAACTGATGCACCTGCATTCTATTGCCCATACATTCCTTTAATGAGCACAGGCCCAGTAATGGACCCTGCTACATTTGAACCAGTAGTGTCATTTATGACAAGATATGGTTACATTGAACTTACTAACACAGCAAGTTCTTTAGGTAATGCGGCGGATTACGTTGATGCAATTACATTGTCAAACGTGGCATTCCAGTAAGAATTAATTTTTTTACTAGCGAATAAGCAGTACATATTAAAAAGCACTTCCTTAGGGAGGTGCTTTTTTTTGATTTCTTTCCCAATTAGATAAATACAACTAAAGCAAATTTATAAAATTGGCGGAACACATTTAATGAGTAAACAATCGAATTTTAACCCAGATGAAAATTTAGTAGTATATGGTAATCTACTAGTACACGGAACAGTTACTGGACAAGGTAATGTTTCTTTTCATTCTGATACACAAACTGTAAACGATGCAGACGGATATGTTATTAACAGCGATAGCGATGTTGATACAGCATACCTACAAATTAACTCCAGTATTGGCAGTAATGTAAAACTTACCTATCAAGGTAATGCAACTTCTAATACATTAATAGTTTCCCAAGATACAGAATTCACAGAAGATGCTAACATAGTAGGCACACTTAAAGTAGGCGGTGTATCAACTATGTCCACAATTAACGTAGGCAATGTTCAAATAGGAACAGACGATACAGTTAGAGCAAATAGATTTTTAGGTAATGCCTTAACAGCCGATACATTAAAAACACCAAGAAATATTACAGCAACATTAAGTGGTGATGTAGTAGGTACAGGCACAATAGCATTTAATGGTGGCAGTGATGTTACTATAGCAATTGGCACAACAACAGTTCAAGCAGATGCAGTAGCATTAGGCACAGATACAACTGGTAACTATGTTGCAACAATTACAGGCGGAACTGGTTTAACATCAGATATAGTTACAGGCGAAAGTGTAACACCGACAATTAGTTTAGATAATACAGCCGTTACAGCGGCAACATATGGTAATGCATCACACACTGGAACATTTACAGTAGATGCACAAGGTAGAATAACAAACGCCGCAAGTACAACAATAGACATTGCGGCTTCACAAGTAAACAATTTTAATACAGCAGTTAGTTCATACCTTTCAGGTGGAACTGGACTTACAGAAAGCGGTGGCACACTATCATTAGATGATACATCTGTTACACCAGCAAGTTATGGAAGTGCTACAGCAATTCCAACGTTCACAGTAGACCAACAGGGTCGTCTAACAGCGGCATTGGATGTAGATATAGCAATACCCCACTCACAAATTACTGACTTTGACGGGGAAGTAAGAGCGTTATTAAGCGGTGGTGACGGAGTAACATATACTCCAGGAACTGGTGACATTTCAGTAGATAATACAGTTATTAGAACATCAGGAAATCAAAGTTTAGCAGGAACAAAAACATTCACAGGTACAATTGATGTAACCGGTGGTACTCTTAGTGCTGGCACAAATGCAACAGGTGTTACTGCATCAGCAAATGATAACACTACTAAACTTGCTACAACGCAATATGTCCAAACAGAATTAACAGATTTAATTGGCGGTGCTCCATCGCAGTTAGATACTTTACGAGAAATAACAGATTCATTAAACAATAATACAACGGTAGCAAATACATTAGTGGCTTCGA